CGATATCTGCCGATAGCGCTTTGCTGTTAACGGTACGTCCTGACGGTACACGGCCATTAGCGTTGGTGTTGGCGTTAGCCGCTGCCGTAGCGGCAGTGTTCGCGGCAGTAGTGGCAGCGGCGACGCGGGTATCGGTTTCGGCTTTGGTGTACGCATCCACATCGGCGGCGGTGAGGGTAATGTCTGCCGTCAGTGCTTTGCTGTTCACCTTGCGGCCAGACGGTACACGCCCATTGGCGTTATCATTCGCTGCTTTCACCGCTTTAGGGGTTGCGGCCAGTAGCTCACTGTCGCTGTTCGTCGCGTTGCTAAGTTGCACGAATCCCTTTGCGTTTAACGTGCCGTCAGGGTGTTTGCGGCTTTTTTCATGTGCATTGATAGCATCATCAACATAGCCCCGCGTTGCTAGCACGACTGCCGGATCAATTTTCAGCGTGACCGCATCGGTACTACTGACAATCAGGATCATGCGCACGGTCTGAATACGACCGCTTCCCTCTTGTAGTAATGGTTTGTACGTCTCGGCGCAGTTACCGATCGCAACCAGATCGCCGTCAGCGTCAAACAGGCCGATTTCACGTATCCAGAATCCCCCTTCATTTTCTGGAATGACCTGTTCCGCAATAATCTGATTGGTATTTACTGGATCAACGCTCAGTGTATTGATGCCCGCCCGTCGCTTTTCATTAGTCAGGGAGGTTTGTGCTGGATTTGGTGTTGGAAGCGTGCCGCCTCCATCACCAACAGCCATATGCGTGATATCAAGATGCGAACCTAGCACGGTGGCGTTTGCCAGCTTGGCTGCACCAATATTCGTTAGTAAGACAAAGTATTTCGTACTCATTGGGTTACTCTCATCGTATCAATCAGGTGAACGCCCGCGCCGACGACATCTAATCCGCTAGCGGTAATGGTTTCAGGGAAATAGGGGTAAACGGTAAGCGTGTCGCCGCTGTAGCTAGTGGTCGCGACATAGGCCGCGCCCTGCGTGTCGAGGTTGATATTCAGCCCCAGCAGGTGCCGACTGGCGGGTTTGGCGTCGGCAATCAGCCGCTCAAGCTCGTTAAAAACCTCTTCGGTAATACCGCTGTTTTGCACGCCAATATCTAACCGAAACGTGCCTGGCTCGCCGCCGTTCTGAAACCATTCGATAATTCGGATCAGGTAGCCGAACGGCTCAACAACGCGACGTAGTGCGCCGACAGTGCCTTTATAGCGATGAATGAAGTAAGCATCTTTTATCGCCTGCCGCTTGATGATCTCAGGCCATTTTTCATCCCATCTATCAACCGAGAATGCCCATGCGAGATAGGGCAGCAGGTTTGACGGGCAACTGTCTGGATCACATAACTGACGTAACGGGATCGGCGTGCGGGATAATGCTGCGCAGGCTTTTGCGGCGGCAATTTCCAACTCAGACGAACCGAAGGGTAACAGGCTGTTATTCATCTGATCCCCCGATATTCAGCACCCAGTTAGCGCAGTAAGACGCCTGGCTTTTATCCAGCACGATATCTGCGGCAGGACTTTCCAGATCAACACGTTGTACACCTTCAACATGGAGTGCGGCGAAGATTGCAGAGCGGCGAATATCACGGCCTAACCGATGCTGTGCGGTGATATACGTCTGCAATCGGGTTTCTGCCGCAATTCGGATAGGCTCAGCTTCTGGCCCTGAATAGACGTACAACGTTGCGGCAATTTCATAAGGAATGATGTTAGCGGATTGAACGGTTACACGGTCTGCAACCGGCCGCACGTTCTCTGCGTTCAACGCAGCATCAACGGCTTGCAATAATTCATCACTGGCGCTGCCATTTCCTTCACGTGACAGTACGGTTACCGTAACGGCGGCAGGGCTGGGGCTAACCGCGCTGGCGTCAGCCACTCGCCCATCTGCACTACGTGCGTGAAACTCATAGGCTGCGGTTGGCCCTGCAACACTCAGCCCCTCGAATGCCTGTTGGGCACGGGTACGCAGATCGGCATCAGATTCCATGACCGCCTCAACAGGCGGGATCGCCGTTATATCTTCTGCTGTGATAACCAAACGCTGCACATTGACGTTAGCAGCAAGCTGATCAAGGTCACTTCCGGCGGCGTAGGCCAGCATGTTGGCGCTGGCCGCTTCGTTAACTCGCTGGCGCAATAACAGTTCATGATAGACAGACAGTTGCAACAACTTGGTTAACGGCTCTGATTCCAGCGTCAGCGTGCGCGTGATGGCATCGCGCTGTTCGACAGGAAATAAAGCGATAAACATCGCCTTGCGTTCCGCATACAACGTTTCGTAGTCCAGTGTTTCAACGACATCAGGGGCAGGCAGCAAGGATAAATCAATCAATCCGCTCATCACGTCCCCTGTAGTGAAATGGTGGCGCTAAATGCCGCCAGATTGTCTGTGCGCTGTGCCTGAAGTGTGACGGCAACGAGTCCGGCACCACGGGTTTCCAGCGTGATTTTTGTTGGGGTAATACGCGGCTCCCAACGCATTAATGCGCTGTAGATCGCTGAGGTTATCTTGAGCTTGATTGCTGGCTCGTGAGGTTCGTCAATCAGCGAAAAAAGCTGTGAACCGTAACTGCGCCGCATTAGGCGGCTACCAACAGGGGTGAGTAAAATATCGCGCACTGACTGGCTGATATGCTCATCATCAGTAATTGCACGTCCGTTACTGGCATTCATGCCGATGTATTTTTCATTGCTCATTGCGGGCCATCCGTTTGGCTGCCGCCGCGCTGTACGCCGCCGTGAGTGTGACTGTCTACGACCACGCCATTTGATGACATTTTGCCGCCGGTGTGGGTGATATCACCCCGCATCGTGCCGCCTTTTTCTACGCTGAGCGTTTGAGTGCTGAGATGCTGGGTGCAAATCACTTTCGGGGTGTCCAGCGTGATAGATTCAGCCGCTTCAACGATCACCTTTTTGACGCCTTTAACGGTCATCGTTGAGGTGTTGGCATCATACGTTTCGCTGGCGCCATCGGGATAAACGGTGGTGTGTACCTTTGGGGTGTTGCTGGGCGCACCGTGCTGACTGGAATACAGGCTTAACACGATCACAGCCGTTGCCAGATCGCCGCCTGGTGCTGCGATAAGAACCTGTTCGCCCACTGACAGCGGCCACCACGATGTAGCATCACCCGCGCGCGCTACGCCCCAGCGTATCCAGTCCGTGGTATTCCCGCCGGTTTCCACGCGCGCCAAATGACGCACATGATCGACATCGACAACCGTACCGATACGGATCAGGTTATGCAGCAGGCGGTCAAACTCATTGGAGGTCATGGCTGGCGCTCGATAATCAATTCATAGCGCCAGTTTCAGGTGTCGCGCGCGGGCGCACAACGGAAGGGGATTGTAGGAGGACGGCAACAACTAATCGGGTTGAATGAAGTCCGTAATGGTATCGGCCACCCAGTCCAGATCGGTGGGCGTTAGCCCCAGTAACTCACGAATAGGGTAACGCACGGACGAACGTCCTATTTTGTCAGCCTCGCCAAACTGGTGAACACGCGCGATACTGGCTGCATGACCACTGAAACCAACGGCCGCACTATTGGGTGATGTGTCGATGCGTAGAAAACGGACAGTGCGCAACTTGCGGAACATCGTTTCTTTGCGTGCCGGTGCGGTGGAGACGCTACTGACGTTAATACTGAGATAGCGATCGATGTCAGCACGCAGGAACGAGCGCAAACCGCCGCGCCCAACATCAAAGCCGGTAATCATTCGCTCACCGCTGCGGCCTTTGCTGCTGTGCCAGTTGCGTAGTTCTCGCACCTCACTTTTCCACATAAACCGGACGCCACCTTGTATGCGTCGGGCTTGCCTTTTACGTCCCTCGTAAGATGATCCATCTGGGTTCTGTTGCTGTGCAATCCGTTGTTGCTGACGTTTACGCAGCCCTGTTGCAATCTGTCGTGATAAGCGACGCCGTTGATTAGCCGCCAGTTGTTCAACAACGGATTTCAGATATCCATCCAGCTCCTGAAACAGCGCGTCATTCTGGCTCATCATTAACCTGCCGTAGCGTCATGAACAACCATGTTGGCCACATCGTCATTTGTCAGCAGTGACCATCCGTCCATACCTTCCATCGGGTCGGGAGGCGGGTCAGCGCGATGACGAATGTTGATTTCGCCAGCATCATCGCGAGTGACGATAACAGCCTCATCAGCCTGAATGCGGAACAATAAATCGGCAGTGCTATTACTCAGCAAATCAGCGTCGAACGTAATACCCGTTTTACGCCGTTCTGGGTTGAGTAATAAATCTGGCTGATAGATTCGCGCCCACATCAGTATTGGCACCATCAGCGTATCGATAGAATGCGGATAGTCCATTGCCAGCACTTCCAGCGTGTAGCGATATTCAAATGACGCGGAGCGCGCACCGGTACTGATTGCATTACCCTTCTGTACATAGACGACCAGTTGATCGGGGTTTTCCCGCAACCACGGCACCTGTTCGCTAATTGCTTTTCTCAGCAGTTCCGCTTTTAGCATGTTGTTGCTCTCTCTGTTGTTCAGCCTTGCGAATTAGTGCCTTGTCTTTGTTGGCACTCTCCAGAGCAGCCAGCAGCAGGCTATTCCAGTTAACAGACTGGCCGTAGGTCAGACGGTTATTGACTATCGCGCCCTGCGGCAGCGGTATTACTGTCGGTTCGGTTAGGTTCTCTGGCAGAGGAACGCAGGCTATCGGCGCGTAAACGGTTCGCGTAGTCGAGCAACGGCACAGCAGCGCCATCAGGCACAAACTCATCACTACAGATCTGACCGGCCAGTGCCTGATTAATAGCCTGGCTGCGTGTATCGGCGTCTTGTTGTATCCGGCGTTTATCATGCTCAGCCTCACGGGACAGTGTGTTGAAGATTTGAAAGGTACGTTGCTGATTGTTGATAACGCGCTCGACGCCGTCCCGTTCTTTGATTAACGTTGCCACTTCACCCGAAAGCCGCTGTGATTTTTGTCTGTAGTGGTCAACCAGTGCGATAGCGGCGAGAAACAACAGCGCGGCGGCTAATGTCGCTATAACTTTTCCAGACATAGCATCCTCTCGGCCTCGCGGCGATTGGTTAACCCCTGCCAGACCTGACCAGCGGCTTTATTCCAGCGGCGTAATTCGTTACATGCGCCAGTGAGATCGCCACGGTTCAGTTTTTTAAGCAGGGTTGAACGCTCAAATGCACCCGTCCCGACGTTGTAGATAAAACTTGCCAGTGCGGCTCGCTGTAACTCACTGAGTGGAACCGTAACTAACCGATCGATGGCACGAAAAGCAGGCTTTAAATCCTGCTGTAACAATGCTTCGCACTCAGCATCTGTTTTGTAGTCACCGGCCTTTACATCACCAGTATGCCCATAGCAGATCGTCCAAACTCCCGCGATATCACGGTAAGCGGCGTTCTCTTTGCCCTCAAAAAAGCCAACAAAGACGGTAGCTATCGCCAATGCGCACGCGGTAACAACGGGAATGATTCGCTGTTTCAGTACTTCAGGTAACATCACGACCTCTACGCGCTGTTTCCTGCCCATTCATCACGCGCAAAGCGTCCAGCGTTTCAGGCAGGTTTTCATGATCAACTTTTCTGACCAGCTCCCGCATTAAGTCTGTGCGCTGTGCCTGGTCACGCTCTATGTTCTTTTTGTGGTTGCGGTTCACCCAAAACGTGAGCAATCCGATAGCAATCCCTATTAACGTTGCCCAGTCGCTCAGCGTCATTCGCCCTGCTGTAGCGATCAGCGTGGCAAGCAGATAGGTGATTGCCGATGCCACGCGATCTGTCGTCAGTCCCATAGCTGTATGATTTCCTGTTGTGTTGCCGCAGCGACATCAGGCAACGTGACCAGCAGGCCAGCCGGTAACAATGGCCCACGCTCACACAATCCCGGATTGGCCGCGTAAACCCCTTCGGTTACGCCGTCTGTTCTGCCGTAATAGCGCCAGCACAGCAGGTCGACGGTGTCATTTTGCTGCGCACGAACTTCCATCAGACCAATTCAGCCAGGCCACGATTAACACCGAGAATGTCGCGGATAGCCCAGCGTCCGTCGCGCCACAGCGTGTCAATCTGTGAACTCAACGCCTCAGCGTGCTTTTCACCCTCGCGCGTGGTGTCGATATCGCGATAACCCTCGATCAACAGCGCTTTAGTGATGGAATACACCGCACGGCGGTAGCGCCAGACCAGCACGGGCTCGCCATTGATCTGGTTGATTTCGTCAGCGCCTTCTGACTTAACATCAGACAGGAGGGCAACGCCGCGCTGCTCCTGACCACCTCGCCAGTCTGCCAACTGGCCGTTAACGTGTGCGACTGCTTCTATGGCTTTATCCATCAGGCGATCCGTTGTCACCTGACCATCAAGACGCATCGCGCGACGCAGGGCAGACAGAACAATCACCGGCCAAAATGCATGGCTCGTCACTTTCGCATCACCATCGTTGATGGTGTCCTGCGTTACCGGCCTTACCGGCTCTGTTGCAATCAGGCTCATAGCGTTACCTCAAAAGACAGGCGGTGGACGGCATAACACGACACAATAAATTGCCCGTATTACGCCGTGCCGCCTGGTGCGCGGGGGCACGTTCGGTTACGACGCGCTTTTTCTGGCGCGTGGTGTCGTAGTTCGTGATGCTTTCGCCGCTGTCGATTTACGCGGCGCTCTCGTTGCTTTGGCTGCGGGTTTATCCGCAGGTGGCGTAGGTAGGGCGTCCGCATTTCCTGCCCCTGCCTCTGGCTCAGTTGCTTTCTTGAGCGCCCGCCCCAGTAGCTCGATATCGCGTTTAACACCGATCCCATCAAACAAAGTGACAGCCCGTTGCAACCAGTCACGCGCGGCGCTCAGTTCGTTAGCATCCAGGCGCAGGGTGTAGCCCAACGTCTTGTAAAGTTTGGCGCGCACCTGATCCGGCATGTCTTCGCCATTTGTCAGCTGTTCCAACTGCAACAGCAGCTCTGCGGATAGTGGCGCAAGACTGGCATCAGCCTTAAATGCTGCCAGTGCGGGATCGCAAATCTCATCAACCAATGCGGTAGCAACCGTGCGTTTATAGTGATCCGGCATTGGCAGGCGATGGCGCAGAACATAACCAGCAATACGCAGTGCATCGCTAATCAATCCAGCATCAATCGACCAGATCATGATCGTGGTCAGCACGGCATCAGCCTGGCCGCTATCTGCTGCCAAGACGCCATTAATCCAGCCCTGATAATCAGGCAACAGCGCCCGTTTCAGCTCGGCCTTTGTCGCATCAGACTGAACCTGGCTTAAACGGGATTTATCCATCCTCAGCCGATGCAGTTGCTGTTCATAGGCGGTGTGCTCAACGTCACCGCCGTTTGATTTGCCGTGGCGCTGGGCCATGACAGTTTGAAAATGTCGCTGCGCGGGTGTCAGCATGATGCCCCCTTGATGCAGGCCGCGTGTTATCTGGCCTGCTTGCCGTTGAAATTAGCCTTGCGCCGGTGCTGCCGCGGCAAACGTAATGCCTTCAATCAGGCATCCGGTGCCATAGTCTTCAATGACATAGGCGTCATTGGATGACTCATAGGTCGCAATACGATTGCGCTCAGGTTCATCACGCACGGCACGGCGCTGCTTATCTTCCTGCCAGTAGATCGACAGATTGCTAAACGGGGTCACGAACATGCTGCCATCAGGGAAAGACGGCGCAATGAAGGTTGGCAGATTGCCGATAGCCTTACGCGATACCAGCAACTGACCGGCCAACGATTCAGAGTTAGGATTGTTGGTATTGATGGCGTTAATCAGCGGGTATTCTTTGCTGACCATGATCTGACGGCCACAAATGACCACTAAATCTTGTGATGACTTAAACCACTCATCCAGCAGCGAGTTAACGGCGTCATAGATCACGGCGTCGAGGTTGCCGTAATCCCCCTTCGCGATGACTTTATTTTCATCATCACGACTGGTGACAGTGATGTTTTTCATCACGCGCTGTGATGCATGGAGGCGGTATTTTTCCAGCCAGCCGATATTCACATCCTGCAACAGTGGGTTGTTTGCCAGGTCGGATTTAGCGGCACGCGACGTACCGTTAAAACCAATCATGATGCGATCCAGCGCTTTACGTTTGATGATCTGATTGCTAATGCGCTGCTGAAAGTCGGGGAATTTGGCCCACATATCCAACTGCGGATAGCTGATAAAGGTATCCGTATTGGTTTGCTCACAGCGAAATTTATCATCATCCATCGTGTGAACCGATTTCGGTTCACGTCGATCGGTGCTTGATGTGTTCGAACTTGAAATAGGGCCGCTGATACCTAACCCCAGCTTTTGCCCCTCTTGATCGGATACACCGGTGATGTTGATTTTTTGCAACAGCTCGCTGGATTGCTGAACTTTATCTTCCAGCTTTTGCTGGATTGACGGCGCAACACTGAACTGCTTGGTAACGTGATCAGGTTGGACGCCGTTAAGCTCGGCCTGGCGGTTAATGTAAGCGTCGTACAAAACGCGGGTTTCGTTCTTCATGTTAGGTTCCTGCGATGTTCGGTTTAAAGGGTGATTAGCAGTCAGCTAACACGACATTGGATTGCTGATTGCCGCCGGAGGCTGGAGGACGCTGGCTAAAGTTGCCATCCTGTCCGGCAAGCTGTTCTTTCAGCTCGGTTAATGACTTATTCAGAGTCTCCACGTTGCCTTTCAGCTCGGTGTTTTGCGCTTGTAACGCGCTGAATGTTTCGGTTTTATCCAGCAGTTCACGTTGGCTTTTGGCGATCAGTTCAACCGCCTGCTTCAGCTCGCCGTTTTCTTTACTGAATCGTTGCTGACTGCCGGTTAGCAGCTCGGTGATGCGGGAAAAGAAGTTTCGGCCAGCGTCGCCATTTGGCGCATCGTCTTCAAATTCCAGCGTGATCGGCGTATCTGCGGCAGTGAAGAAACACTCAGGGCTAGTTTTTCGCCCGTCCAGCGGGCCTTTGCCGCCGCACTTGGCGTTAAACTCCAGAATGCCGACGCCCAGACTGGCGGGATCGTCTGTCATTCCCAGCCCCATCAAATAGGCCTCACCGGTGTCAGCGAAAGAGGGGTGAATTTCAATGCTGGGGTAAATCTTCTGGCGCTTGGTGTTCAATGCCACCATGTCATCAGTGGCATCAATCTTGATTTGTAGCGCTAACTTGCCTTTAAGCGGCCCGTCTTGGATCTCAAATTCACTCACTTCTTCCACGTCGCCATACGCCCGAAAATCGCTGGTTGGCGAGTAACCGCGAATGTGTTCAAGGTTCACGCGAGCACCGCGCACCTGTTTGTTGAAGTTTTTCGCCATCTGCGAAATGTGCGCACGTTCAAGAGTGCGCCCGTCGCAGGTCGCGCCTTCAACAGCGGCAAGAAACGGTTTTGAAATCGGCATGGTAATGCTCCGGTGATAACAGGGTGTCTGTCTGATACCTCTATCATCACCATGCTTCAGCACAGGCGCTATCGGTGCGGGTTGTTGCGGAACCACGACAACGGGAGCCGATATTTTGCCGCGCGCGGGCGCGATAGCCTGTATGTATGAATCTACTTCCCGATATCCGCACAGAAGCCAAAAGCCTTTACTGGCAGGCCTATAGCATCCCTCAAATCGCTCAGCGGCTGGGGGTGAGCAACAACACGCTCTATTCATGGCGACGGCGCGATAAGTGGGATGACAGCACGCCGATCCAGCGGGCACAGGAGCGCACGGAAGTCCGCTATTTACGGCTGATAGAGAAAGACGACCTCACGCCGCATGACTTTAAAACCATCGACCTGTTAGGCCGTCAGATGGCGCGTTTTTCACGCGATGAACGAAAAGATCAGGAAAAGGAGACACGGAAGAAAGCGCCGAAGAACCATTTTACGGACGAACAGATCGCAGAGTTGCGCGCCCTGGTACTGGAATCACTCTACGAGCATCAAAAACGCTGGTACAAAAAACGCAAGCAGCGTAATCGCGCGATACTGAAAAGCCGCCAGATAGGCGCGAGCTGGTATTTTGCTCGTGAGGCGCTGTTAGATGCGCTGGAAACCGGCACGAACCAAATCTTTCTGTCGGCCAGTCGGGCGCAGGCATACCAGTTCAAGCGGTTTATTCAACTGCTGGCGTCCAGCATTGGCGTGGAACTGAAAGGCGGTGACGCGATAGTGCTGTCGAACGGCGCAACGCTGTACTTCCTCGGCACGTCAGCGGCAACCGCACAGAGTTATACCGGCAATCTGTACTTTGATGAATTCTTTTGGGTTAGCAACTTTCTTAACCTGCGTAAAGTCGCGGCGGGGATGGCGACGCAAAAAGGGTTGCGCCGCACGTACTTTTCTACACCATCCAGTGAAGAACATGAAGCCTACACGTTCTGGACAGGGGATTTCTTTAACAAAAGCCGCCCTAAAGCGGAACGGGTAGAAATCGACGTCACCCACAAGGTTCTAAAGAAAGGGCTGTTGTGCGGCGATAATATCTGGCGGCAGATCGTCACCATTCATGACACGTTAGAGCAAGGTTTTGACCTGGTTGATCTGGATGAAATTAAATCTGAAAACAGCCCCGACGATTTTGAAAATCTCTACGCGTGCCGCTTTGTCAGCGTCGGTGAGCGTGCCTTTGACTATACCGCGCTGATTAACTGCGGTGTTGATGGCTATAACGATGATGTCTGGCCGGACTGGCGACCCTACACGCAGCGGCCGTTAGGTAACCGCCCCGTATGGATAGGCTACGATCCGAGCGGCGACAGCGGCACAGGTGACAGCGCAGGCCTGTCTATCGTGTCCCCGCCCGCCGTTCCTGGCGGTAAGTTCCGCGTTATTGAGGTACGGCAATTACGCGGCATGACCTTTGAAAAACAGGCTGAGGTCATCAAAGAACTGACCCACCAATACAACGTGCAGTTTATCGGCATTGATAGCACCGGCAACGGCAGCGCCGTGCATCAGCTTGTCGTTAAGTTTTTCCCCGCCGCCGTGAAATATCAATACTCGCCCAGCGTGAAACGTGAACTGGTACTGAAAGCCCAAATGCTGATCCGCGCGGGGCGTTTTGAGTATGACGCGGGGATGATGGAGCTGGCCCGTTCCTTCATGACGGTACGGAAATTTGTTACGCAGGGCGGCATGACGTCGTATGCATCAGACAGAACAAAAGGCAGCAGCCACGGTGACATTGCCTGGGCAACCATGCACGCGTTACACAATGAACCAATCGGCAGCGAGTCGGGCGGTAATGATGGATTTGTTGAGGAATTTTAACCATGTCACGTAAGAAACAGCACCCGCGCACGGCCAATCTACGCACCCCAGCCGCACAGGCCCCCGCAACGGGGGAATTGATCCAACAGCCGATTGAGTCACTACAGTCTTTCTCGTTTGGCGATGCACAACCCATCATGGACAGACGCGACCTGTTGGACTGCATGGAGTGCGCCAGAAATGGCCGCTGGTATGAGCCACCGATCAGCACCTACGGTCTGGCGCGAATGTTTGACGTTGCCGTGCATCATCAGTCACCGATACTGTTCAAGCGCAATGTCATCATGTCCTGCTACGAATCGCACCCGCTGTTATCGCGGCAGGATGCCAACGCGTTTGTACTCGATTTTTTGGTGTTCGGTAATGCCTATCTGGAACTGAGAAAGAACCGCATCGGCCAACCGCTGAAGCTAAAGCACACCCATGCAAAGTACACCCGACGCGGGGAGAATCTGGATCAGTACTGGTTTGTGACGTACTACGCCAACGATCACGAATTCGAGCCAGGCAGCGTGTTCCACGTTAAAAGCCCCAGCATTCACCAAGAGATATACGGCACACCGGAATATATGGCGGTGATCCAATCAGCGATGCTGAACGGTGAAGCCACGTTGTTCCGGCGTAATTACTACATCAACGGTAGCCATGCAGGGGTGATCGTTTACCTCACCGATCCCATAACTAACAATGCCGACGTCGAGCAACTGAAGAAGTCACTGAAAGATGCACGTGGTGGCGGGGCATTTAAGAACCTGTTTGTTTACGCGGCAGGCGGGAAGAAGGACGGCCTGCAAATCCTGCCGTTTAGCCAGATTGCGGCCAAAGATGAATTTACCGGTATTAAAGATGCAACCCGCGACGATATGTTAGCCGCGCACCGTGTACCGCCCAACTTAATGGGGATTATGCCGAACAATGCAGGGGGATTTGGTGACGTGGAGAAAGCCGCGAAGGTGTTCGCCATCAACGAACTCATGCCGATAATGGAAAGCCTGAAAGAGCTTAACGACTGGCTGGGGATCGAGGTACTTCGGTTCAAGCCTTATGCCCTGGCCGAAGGTGCAATGTAACCGCGAAAGTCATTCAAAACCATTCACCTAGCTATCAAACAGCAGACCGGACAGCCGCAAGGTTGCCCGGTTTTTTTACATCTGCGTAAAAGCGCATGAATGCCATTTTAAGCACATCAATAACCGAACAACGCCGCGATTGACCGAGATCGATACAGCGTAATAGCGACGTGATGAGGATGCAGCAGCATATGAACCAACATACCCCTCTTATCCCCCTCAGCGCGCGAGGGTTCCCCCGCCACGCCCGCACACGAAAATAGTGCGTTTTTATGCAGTTGTGCAGCAGGGGTAAACCCGCGCCAGATCTGGTGCGGGAAGGGGATAATAGCATCAATAAATTTGTGCATTGGTGTGCGGGGTTGTGCATTTCTTACGACTATGTACATTTTGCTATGCGCCGGCTGTTTTCAACTCAAGGAATCTTCCCATTTCATTGCTTGAAAGCCTCTACTTCTCAAAGAGTAAATGAAAAGGTCACGGTATATGTTTTGTACAAATCCTTGTGGGTTGGAGTCTTTAATTACCACTTTTACAACATCTTTCTGTGGATCATAATTTTCAGTTTCAACAATCACTGTTGAAAGACGGGAATGGTAATTAAGCAGTTCTAAAAACGGTTCGATAGACTTCTGAGTCTCTTTTACTTCTTTTTCCAACTCTTTGTATGTAGTCTCATCATGACATTCAACTTCTATTTCATGCTTAAAACTTCTGAATTCAGAAACATTTGCTGATGATGCTCTTTTGAGTTTTTTGGTAGCCTCAATGAGGATGTTAACCGCATGTTTTCCATCTATTATAGACTCATTACTTCTCGAAAATTGCTCCATGCTTCTAAGGGGGCTATAAATGATGCCGTCGATAATAACGTACTTATTCGCAATCCATTTTGTAACCTGCTGAGGATTTACTCCCAGCTCTTTAGCAAACTTAGCTTGTACTCCGCCGTAATAGATGTCTATGTGTCTTGCAATGTCCATGAGTGACAACCTTATGTAGTGAGTGATAGTTGAATTCTGATTATAATCAAATTTGGTTATTTATAATCAAATTAAGTTATTATTCATTTATCACTAAATGTCAATATATAATTTCACCTCAATAGCTTTGTACTCAACGTGGCAATCCGGTGCAGCAGTGCCGCCGCTCTATCCTGATATTCCTCGTCTTTTTTCTTACTCGTCGGCGTTCGATACAGATAACCGTCAGAGCTGGCAATGTAGGAATAACCCGCGAGCGTGATTGCGCTGCCCATTTCCAGCCGCTGTACCTCACCGGCACTGATATCCCAGCCCAGTGAACGGGCGAAATCGGCAATGCTGGCGCGCCAGTCGTCCGACCGTTTACTAACAGTCTGTTTTTCAGTCGTTTCATGGGGCTGAGTTGTGGACGAGTGTTCGCTATGTCGGCTATGTCGCCGATCCGGCGGCTGTGATCGAAGTCGATTGAGCAAACCACGCCGCTCCGCGTCGGTCATGTGCTCAAAGTCGATGTTTTCTGGTTCTGACGTACTGCCAATCTCTCTATTGGCGGGTTCGGAAATGCTTACTTTTTCGTCGCCCGTAGAGTTATTGACAGAACTCCAAGCGTCGCCGGTGGGCGACGTAACAGCCAAACCATGCCCAGCGCTATTATTAGCGCCTGCGTCTGCTGCCTGTTTTTTGCGGATTTTCCACTTAACGAGACGGGTACAGATGCGCGATAGCTCACCCAAACGCGGGGAGAAAACACCAAAGATTTTTTCTGGTGTCTCGCCGTAGTCGTTTTGCTCGTCGGCTTCCTCATACGCTATACGCACGGTGTATAACTCGCGCGGGATCAGCACGCCGCCTTGCTTTTCGATGTAAGTAGCGAAACAACCTGCGTCCGCAGATGCCAGCACGGCATCCATTGCCGGATCGGCTAACTGAGAAGCGCCGCGCTTGAAGGTTCCGGCTTCTTTCTGTACTGCGGTAAGTTGGTTCGCCAGTTTGCGCAGCTCGCGCCAGACTGTGACTGGTGGCAGGCCGAACGGCTGAAACTGCCGGATGTTATGTTGAGACGCCCAAGCCATCGCAAACTTTGCGGTTTCGCGCAGAGGCTTTCCGGTTTCACCGTCCAATTCTCCATCCAACGCGTAACCATCAATATTTTTACTGATATATTTCGCGACGTATGCCGTAGCGCTGCCTTTTTTGGGGTCAAGACGCTTCGCTTTAAAGCGTGCGCCGGTATTACGTCCCAACTCAGCGCGGTCTACAGCGATGAAGTATTCACGCAGAATTTCAGTGATTTCTTTCCGGTCTTCGGGCGGCATGAATAGCAATACGTGCCAGTGCGGCGTAGCGTCGTGATGCGGTTCCGCAACGCGAAAGCCATACGGACGCAGGCCACGTCGGTTCAGTTTCGACATAGCCTTAGCCCACGTCTTACATAAATAACGCTGCCCCTGCCGAGGTGATGAGGTATCCCACTTGGGATTTTGATGACCGCTCTGAATTGTGGCGTGATAGCGCGACGGGCAAGTGATAGTAAGAAAAACACCCTCATCACTACGCGATATGGCAACCATTTCAACGCCTGCCATGCGCGTCATCAGTTCGTGACGGCGAATAACCGGATTACTAACGCTGGCGTACACCATGTTTTCCAGCGACGCGACGTTACCGTCTTCATCAACCAGTTCATGCGCCTTAAAGAACTCGCGGTTTTTGCGGCGTTGCTCCTGCCACTGATTCAGCGCATCAATACTGACGTAAGGCATGCGCTTTTTGTGGATCACGCCGATGGCGCGGAACTGGTTCTCACGCCATTCACAACGCAAACGCCATAATTTACGCCCCCACCAATCAGCATTTGTGATACGCAGAATGGCGGAATAAATACGGTTTCGTGACTCGTTATCGCCGATGATTACGCCCCAACACGGCGGCGTTACCCGTAGCGCCAGCACTTCACGCCCCAGATGCCAGAAAAGCGCCTGGATCTCGTCGTTGGTCATATCAGCGGGCAAAGTGTTGCCGCATTCGGTTTCAAACATTTCCGCGATGCTGGCTGCGATAGCATGACCGGCGTTAATCGCCTCATGTTTCGTAAACTCTGCCAAATGCTGCCAGCGTGCGCGCCAGTAACTGGCAAGCTCTGACGTGAAACCATCGCGCACACCTTGCTTGGCACGCACGGCATCCAGACGCAGCAGGGCTTTTTTCACGGTTCCCATGAAAAAGGCGCTGACGTGTCGCGGCTCGCGGTTCGCGCGCAGCCATTCTATTTTTTTCCTGTATGTGTCACGGATAAAAAACGGTTGTTCCAGCAAGCGCCCTTCAACACCTTCTGGCGTTTCCATCCAGTGTTGCAACATCGCATGATGCTCGTCCCGCTCAGCCTCTGCGAACTGGCGGCGCATCGTCAGTAACGTTGCGTTAGGCTCGAAATAGTCCAGCCTCGCGACGGCCTGATCAAAATCCAGATCGGAGAAAGCAGCGCGTGATACCAGCCGCTTAAGGTGTTGCTCAACTGCTGGGTGTGCCTCGGTGGTATTTGTGGCAGGAGGAGAAAAGGAGTCAGCGATCCCCTGTGGTATGGAGATCGCTGGACGTGGCGCATTCCACGGATAGGCCCACTGTTCAGAATATGCAACCATCAGAACGGCAACTCATCATCATCACAATCGATAACGTCATACCGCCATGTGACTGCACGCCCCGCCTTGAATTTGTACGCCTCTCTCGCCGTATCAAAGAAAAATTGATTATGGATAGAGTCTCCGCTATAGACATCGAAGGCTATAAAGCTAACAATCCAAAAATCGTGCATTTTCCAACGATCCAACACGCTCTCAACTACTGCATAAATCGTTGTATCTGCGCCACAAGCCTCATCTACATCAATAACGATAGGGTTAGGCATTGCGCAATCTCCCTGCCTTCAGCACGCCGATCACTTCTTTGGCTGCACCGCGAGTAATCGCGTTAGCACTGATAGAGCGCTGTACAGCTATTTCATGGAATTCAAACCCCTGATAAATCTCCCGCGTGGCGGGTGTATCGCTATTTGAAATAACTACTGCCGCGTCAGTTTCGTAACGAACGTGTCGTAGGTACTTAGCCAATTGGATGTGATGTTCGCGGGTAAATGCAGCATGGTGGTATTGCGTAAAATTGGCCGTGTCACTGGCGGGCAGATACGGCGGATCACAATAGATAACACTGTTTTCGTTTATCGCTTTCGCGGCCAGCACTTTTCGGAAATCTTCCGCAATAAAACAGGTTGTGGTGTCATTTGCTTTCTCTGCAAATAGCCTTATCTCTGCTTCTGGGAAATAAGGTTTTTTATAGTTTCCGAATGGGACATTAAAAAAACCAGCGTTGTTATATCGGCAAATACCGTTAAAGCAATGACGATTCAGGTACAGGAATAAAGCGGCCTTTAGCAGGTGTTCATCATCTGATATGGCGTTGAACATGTTCCGGTTGAGATAAAACTCGCTCTTGCCATTACCGTTTTTGAATAACTCTTTCGCAGTGTTGATAAATGCCTGAGTGGCATTCTTAGCCATCTGATATGTATTAATCAGATCGGCGTTAATATCAGCCAGCACATAACGGGGATAGTCGGTATTCAGGAACACAGACGCACCGCCGACAAAGGGTTCAAACAGCCGGTCACCCTTTGGCAGAAGCGGCAGCAAATCAGGCAGGACGCGGGTTTTCCCACCTGGCCATTTGATGAACGGGCGGATCATACGATTATGTCCTGCGACGATTGTTCAAACCGTTCAGCCTCTTTGCGCAGCAATTCGATAACTTCTGCGGCGGAATACTCTTTTTGTTGTGCGTGGAGGGCTAGCGCTGCCAGACGTTGAGAGAAAGACCAGTGCTGGTCTTTTTTTTCCTCCAGACGTGCCTTACCCAGCAAAGCGACAAGCGCATCACTGCCAGCTACTTGCATCTTTTTAACTTCTGCATTTCTCATCGTGATTTCCTTTTTTCAGGTAATAGAAAGCCCGGCGGGTTTACGCCTTTAATTAATTTACGAGGTGGCTATTTGAAATTAAAAAACGCCGCATCTCTTATTTCGACTGACTTCAATCAATCGGTTTTCAAACTCTCTTTTTAATTGAAAAATAAATTGCTTTTGTGCTTCTGATTCACCATCAAGAGACAATTCCCCGCTGGCCGTTTTTATTGAAAAGCCGCGTTCGCACATTTCGGGGATTATTCTTCCTAGCACATAGCACAACTGACTTTCAGTCATAACTCTTGCCTCTCTCGGCTTCTTAATCAGTTACGGCGTTATGCCGCAATACCCATCAGGCGGGCGAACCAGCGGCGCTTTTTAGGCGCTGGCATATAGGGCTTTTTGCTCCACGGCGCAAAATAATCCTGGGCGGGAGTTGGCTGGAAACGCTTGCCGTTTGGTAATTCCAACCAACCTTTTTCTTGCTGCGGGGATGGTGATTTTTCTTTTAATAAACGCGCTGTGCTAATCATGCTGAACCTCTCATGCCGTGCAGTTCGTTGATATAAGAAGTCGCTTGCCCTAACGCATCGAATAGCCCGAATGATTGATCGCCTTGACTGATGCGATAGCGAGTTATTGGATTAGTTGCCGTTCTTGGGCAGCGAATAATAGAAAAGCCGCGATAAATGCTGGTATGTTCGCTTAATTTTATTAACGCATGATCAATACCTGAAAATACCAGCCCTTTATTATCTCCCCCCATATTACAGCCCCAGCCACAACAGCCAGGCATCACGCTGTTCTTTCGGTCTGTTCATGTACGCGTCACGCATTGCGCGATTGAACTCCGGTATAAATACCCAATTTTCCGCGCGGCGCGGGTTTGGGTTTTCTGGGTTAACCCACGGAACCAGCGGCAGTTTGCCCGCATCAACCATCCCTTTTACTGCTGCGTCAGATTTGCCGATTAGCTCTGCAAACTTCTGATACGGCACAGCGTCAACTGGATAGCGAACCTCATAAACACCATCAGTCATTATTTTGACTCCCTATTATTAATTAATGGAATGTATGCCGGAATTTTTCACCACGTCCGGCGCGTGGGTTGTGGTAGGCTTCAAGTGCGAACAATCAGCCAACCACTCAAGGAATTAATATGATCCCAAATGCAACCAACATTCGAACTCTGGTAACGCCAGATAAAGACACTGACGATTTTCATGTCTTGCATAAACCTGCGCCGCCAGAGGAAAAAGACGACGAGGAATAATTACTATGAACAAACAGCCAACTGAATATGAAGTTCATTTCCGCATCTGGTACAGCTACTGGCTGGAGCGCATGACTGAAACACTTAATCGACGAATTGATGTTTCTATTAATGCGATAACTATCACGCTTGGATCCGCAATATTTGCGACTAGTCATTTCAGTTGGTTGTTTGGCGGCATCATTGCCGTTCTTAGTGGTTTTCGTATCGCTTGGCAATATGGGCAAAAAGCCGAATCGGCCAAGCAACAAGTAAAAAGATATTCCGCACTTATTGATGATCTCCCTACCATTACGATCGATGAAACTCGTGCAAGGCTGGCAATGCTTGAGGAGTTTGATAGTGCGGCCCTTAATAGCCTCTGCAACCCAGCAAGAAATGGGGCGTCTATTTCTCTCAAGCACAAGCACAGGGAAACCCTTTCCTTTGCTGAAAAAACTATTTCTCTTTTGGCTGGCAGTACACCCCGTTAATCCATCATCGTTCCGAGTAAATATGACAGGGCTGCTAATAACGGTGGCTTTGTCATTTCTTTCCATCCCTTCCCCCTATTAGCAATCTCTGTCACGCGTTCCGTTAATAGATCACACGTTCCGTGATACTCTCTTTCGATCGCCAACCGCTTACATTTGCTTATTGATGCTTATGCTTGCGGTTGGCTTTTCGCGCCTTTGTTGGTGTACATATATACCCCAATGACGGTGAATTTAGGATACATATAGGCACCATGTCAAATGAAATTAAGCGAAAAAGTGAAATCCCTGAGGGAAGCAGAGGGGCTTAGCCAAAGCCAATTCTGCAAAGTCATTGATTTATCAATTAACACACTAAAAAAATACGAGACCGGAAATTTTGAGCCTAGCGGCAATGCCTTACTTAAAATCACCACTCATCCGCGATTCCAAAAATACACTCTGTGGCTCATGACGGATAAAACAGCACCGGAAGCTGGTCAAATCGCACCGGCCCTCGCACACATTGGGCCAGACTCAACACAATCAGACCACTCAGAGAAACAGACTGGTTAACGCTTTATAAACATTACATTTTCACTATTTGTTACCAAGACAGTGAGATGACCGCCGGAGGGCTTTCTTATGGCAATTAAGAAGCTCGATGATGGTCGATTTGAAGTGGACATTCGCCCCATCGGACGGAACGGAAAACGTATCCGGCGGCGGTTTGATAAAAAGACGGAAGCGGTAGCGTTTGAGCGCTATACGTTGTCCAGAACGGACAAAAAAGAGTGGCAGCATGGTTACGGTGTTGAGCATCGCCAGTTAAGCGAACTGGTGGCGCTATGGTGGCTCTACCACGGCCAGAATGTAAAGAACGGACTGATTGAGCACCGCCATTTAAAACGAACAGTTGCACAGATGAATGACCCGGAGATCTGCCGCATCAATAAGCGCTCGATACTGGAATTTCGCACGATGCGATTAACAGGCGGCATTAGTTCATCAACGATCAATCGTGATATGTATCGGCTCTCAGGTATGTTTTCAGCGCTCACAAAGCTGGAAATCTACGCGGGAGAAAACCCGTTAAAAGGGTTGCCGCCCCTGCCAGAAAAGCAGCCTGCTGTTACGTTTCTGACAGAACCAGAGATCGCGAGGCTTTTATCGGTGTTAGATGGTGACGCATACAGACTGGCAGTGTTATGCCTGAGTACAGGCGCAAGATGGGGCGAGGCCAGCACACTACGGGCTGAACAGGTGATAAACAGCAGAGTAACATTCATGGAAACGAAAAACGGCAAGAACCGGACGATCCCCATATCTGAGGACGTTTCACGGATCATCAAAACCCGCGAAACCGGAAAGCTGTTTAAAGTTGACTATCCGGCGTTCTGCGAGCAAATCAGGGCAGTAAAGCCAGACATTCCAAAAGGCCAGGCATCGCACATTTTGCGTCACACGTTTGCCAGCCATTTTGTGATGAACGGCGGAAATCTGGTCGCTTTGCAGCAGATTCTAGGCCATGCAAGCATTCAGCAAACCATGACTTACGCGCACCTTGCGCCAGACTATCTGCAAAATGCTATTACACTCAACCCATTACGGGGGAAAAGTAGCATTTAA